CGTCCGGGACATCGAGGACCTCTACAGCCTCGTCCAGGCCGGGATACCGACCCTGGATGCGGGCTACCTGACGGCGACCGTCCCGGCCCCCGTCACCACCTCCCCGCCCACCGCCTTCCCGCTCAGCACCATGACGGCGACGCACTTCTCGGGCGGCGCGGGCCCGAACAGCAACATGGTCTTCAAGGTCAAGCACGTCCCCATCGTGGACGGCAGCAACGGGGGCGTCGTCACCACCGACCCGACCAAGGTCGCCGTGCTCGTCAATGGGGCAAGTGCCAAGGTCCGGGCGGTCGACGGCGTCCACGGGCTGGTGACTTTGCTCAACCCGGTGACGTACGGCTCCACGCTTGCCGCCACCTACTACACCAACACCTACCAGAACACCTACGACCTGCTGCCGGCCAGCAACGTGGCCAGCATCACGGAAGTCGGGCTGGGGCCGGACCGCAGCGACTTCATCGAGGACACCGACTTCGTCCTCGGCACCGACGCCAACGGCAACGGGACGATCAACTGGGGGGCCAGCACCACCACGGAGGTCGGCACCTCCACGACCGGCTACACCCCGTTCGGCCCGGCGCAGATCACCACCGCGCTGGTGGACGAGAAGGTCTACCTCCGCCCGTGCCACGGCTCGGTCAACGGCAGCAACCTGGCCTTCGTCCTTCCGGACGTGCCGGTCGACGGCAGCGGGCTGTCCCGCCCGACCGACGACCCCAGCAGGATCGCCGTGTACGTCGGGGCCGACCCGGTGTCGGCCCTCACCGCAGGGGCGGTAAGGGTCGTCTCCCTCTCGGGGAGCACGGGGGCGTTCTCCCTGTACGTCCCGCCGACGGCGGGGCAGGGCGTGTACGCCACCTACTGGCGCAACACCCTGAACGACCACAGCTACACCGTGGCGGTCAAGAGCCCCGGCATCCCGGGGCAGGGCACCTATTCCATCAAGGACGAGATCGGGCGCGTCCTGCCCGTGGCGACCAACGGGACCAACATAGTCACCGACACCAACTTCAACACCACCGGCATCGTATGGCCGAGCGCCTTCTCCGACCTCTGGGCCGAGCCCGGGTCGATTGACGAGGTCGTGACGCTGGCCTTCCAGGACGACGGCCTGTCCAACATCAGCATCCCCGCCACGCAGGCGACGCTGACCGCCCAGGGGATCGTCTTCACGGCATCGTCCCCCGGGGCGGCCGGGAATTCCGTCCAGGTCGCCTTCGACACCACGGGAAGCGGGGCACCCCTCGTCAACGGGAGCAAGGTGACGATAAGGGGGTCCATCACCCAGGCCGCCGCGGCGGCGCAGTTCCCCGTGACCGTGTCGGGAATCAGCATACTCGCATCGCTCGCGCCCGGCAACACGGGATCCGTCCTGGTGCAGACGGCCGCCCCCCTGAACCTGTCGGACGGGCAGGACGCCGTCACCGAGCCGTACGCCGACCGCTACCTGGTCACGTCCTCGGCGGCCCCCAAGGGCTCCGCGGGCACGGGGTACCTCGGGCAGACCTACATCGACGCCAGCACGGCGCTCAAGTTCACCATCGTCGACCCGCAGGAGGCGCTCGGCTACGGCTACACCACGCTTCCCTCCCCGCAGTACGCCTTCCGTCCGGGGGACACGCTGACCTTCGTCATCAGCAGCGAGGCCGTCCGCCACACCGGGTCGGCATACTTCCCCTACGGCAACGCGGAGCCGAACAACCTCGTCGCCATCCCGGGCCTCACGACCAAGGTGGCCACGAACTTCGGGGCCAACGTCGGGGACACCGCCATAATCGACACCTTCAACAAGTCGGGGAACGAGCCGCTGGTGGGTGAGTTCTACTACGTGTCGTTCACGGTCGCCAAGGCCGCCTCCGACATGACCATCAAGCTCTACGACACACCGGAGGACGCCTACGCCGTCTACGGGCAGCCCAGCACGGTCAACCGGGTGTCCCTGGGAATCCAGCTCCTCACGCAGAACGGGGCCCAGCAGTTCGGGGTCATCCAGGTGCCGAAGCAGGCCGGGTTCAACACGGCCTCGGACGCGGACTTCATCTCCGCCATACAAAGCCTTGCCGTGGCGCTGCCGGGAAGCACGCAGAAGGCGGCCGTCGTCGTGCCCCTGAGCACGAGCACGTCGGTCCATCAGTTCCTCAGCAGGTTCCTCATCACGCAGGCGGGCGTCAGGAACAAGGGCGAGGCCATCGGCTTCGTGGGGTACAGCCTCTACACCGACGCCAGCACGGCGCGTGCCAACGCCCGGGCAGTCAAGAACGCCCGCATGATCGCCATCGGGATGCCCGCCGCGGCGGTGGTGCTCACCGACTCCCAGACCGGGGTCGGCATCGAGTACTCCGTGTCGGGCGAGTTCATGGCGGCGGCGCTGGCGGGCCTCAACCTCAACCCGTCGAACGACGTGGCCACGACGCTGACCGAACAATCCCTCGTCGGGTTCTCCAGGCTGCTCGTCCAGTACGACGACACGACCATGAACCTGATGGCGGCCGACGGCCTGGTCTGCCTGACCAACAACAACGGGGCGCTCTTCGTCCGGCACTACAAGAGCACGGACCCGAGCAACCCCATCACGTCCGAGCCGACCTGCACGACGGTCACGGACTACGTCTGCCAGTTGTTCAGGGCCGACCTCAAGCAGTTCATCGGGCGCAAGCTGGTGGACGGGCTGACCACGGACATCAGCGTCGTCTGCTACTCCCGGCTGAACTCGCTCATCAACAACCAGATCATCTCCGGGTACAAGGCCCTGAACGTGGTCGAGGACCCGGACGACCCGACCACGGTGGACGTCACGGTGACGTTCAAGCCCATGTTCTCGTTGCTCTACATCAGCGTGACCTTCACGGTCACGACGAGCCTGTAAGGAAAAGAGGGGGAAAAGGCACCTACCTTTTCCCCCTCGAAAAGGTGAGGGAATGCAAGTGAATCCTGTAGTTACACAGGCCAGCGGGGTCATCATGATAAGCCTCCAGGCCCTGTTCGTGGGAGACCCGGCCGATGCCTCGGACAAGGCCAAGATCGCCGGGCTGGGTGACCCGCAGATTTCCCTCGTGGGGAACGGGACCTTCACCGACCCGTCCAACCCGTCCTTCACCTTCACCTTCCCGTCCAACCAGGACTACGTCGGGATAACGACGGAAATGTCGGGGAGCCAAGTGAGGTTCATGCTGGCCCTCCCGCAGCCACCCCCCGGGAATCCGAACCAGCCCGCGCCGACGCAGGGGCCGCTCGACTGCATAACGCCGAACCCGAGCCAGGCGGCGATAGTGTGGTACAACGCCATGATCTCGGCGATCAGGGCCGCCATGACGGCGCTAAGGAACCAGTCGTTGGTCCCGGTCCTGTCTCCGGCGACCATTTAGGAGAGAAGGATGAAATCCAACCTGATAGCCCGTCGCAAGAAGGCAAAGCTGCTGGTCAGCCTCGACACGCTCAGGCAGGCCGTCCAGGAAGCCTACAAGCTGGAGCCCATCCTCCAGTCGACCAACGACGCCCGTTTGGAGCAGCTCCATGCCGCCACCGCATGGCTTTCCGACATCCTTGCACTGGGCACGGACGCGGAAAGGTCCCTGGACGACGCCGCAAGCCCCCGGTATGCCCAGACCGCCAAGAAATACGTGAACTGGATCGGCCAGCTTGCCGGGCAGTTCCGCACCACCGTGAAGCAGACGGAAATGCCGCCCAAGGCCCCGCAGGCCGTGGCGGCGTCCTCCGGCAGCGACCCGTGGGTCACCGACAGGGACAAGGAAGACAAAGCCAAGGCCCCGGAGAAGGCGGAAGTCCCTCGCTTGGCGACGAAAAAGACTGCGCAGCCCGCAGCACCGGGCGCAGCCCCTGCAGCGACGCCGCCTCCCCCTCCTCCTCCAGTGCCAGCAGCCGGGCCCGACGGATCGGTGGACGTCCACCAGATGTCCAGCGATGCGCTCAGCAAGGTAGTCAAGGCCCTGGCCGACGTGGAACTCAACGACAAGGCCGCCCTGGCGCTCGTCGAGCAGGCCGCCAAGGAGCTCAAGGGACGCCCCGTGGAGGCCGCCCCCGAGCCCGCCCCGAAGGCCGCCGCGATCGGCGCGGTCCCGGGCAAGAAGGTCACGCACGTCGTATACGACGCCTCTCCGAACGGCTACACGGTGTTCATCATGGCGGGGGGAGAGATAGTCGACGAGTACAACGCCGGGAACCACCCGCAGGATTCCATGGCCTCTCTGCCGTCCAACGACCCCACGGCGGTGCCCTTCGAGGGAATCCTTGAGGCCGCCAGGCGGACGGCGGAGGAGATGGCCGAGGAGCACGGCGTGCCGGGCCAAGTCTCGCGGGACGAGGACATACTCTCGGAGGAGCGCGGGGACGACCCCCTTGGGGATGATGGGGTGGACAGGAAGGTATTCGGAGGCCTCAACATGGCATCGGCAGAGAAGGAGGCGACCGGGAAGGTCGCCGTGGCCCCCCCGGGGGCGGAGCACGCCGTGAAGGAGATGAAGAAGGACCCCGACATCGACAACCCGTTCGCGCTTGCATGGTACATGAAGAACAAGGGGGACAAGTTCAAGGGGAGCAGCTTCAAGGAGGCCCAGGCGGCGATGCGCAAGGAGCTTGCCGACCATTACCTCAAGCTCGCCACCGGCCAGGGCGGTTCCTGGTTCGTCCACAACGAGGACACCCTGAAGGTCAAGGAGGACGGCGGCAGGACGCCCGAGATCGCCGAGGCGCACGGGCTGGAGGACGAGGGCCCGGCGAAGCTGGACCGCCCCGCCACGGAGCTGCCCTCCAAGTTCGCGGCGGACACGATGTACTGCACGAAATGCCACAAGGATGCTCACACGAAGACGTCCAAAGGACTGACCCGCTGCGCCGATTGCGGGAGCGTCCTGTTCACCAGCCCCGAGGCACAGGGGGGGAACATCTCGGCGACGGGCAAGAACGTCGTCGCCGCCGACGAGGTCAGCGCCTCCAAGGCGCTCAAGCAGGTGGAGAAGCTGGCCGAGCGGCTCAAGGAAATGTACCTCGACGCCAAGGAAGTGACCGAAGCCAACGACTCCCGGCCCGTCCGGGAGGCGGTCGAGGCCATCTACCGGGCGTACGACCTGCTCGGGCAGGCCGCCAAGGTCCTGGGCAAGCAGCAGATGCAGGAGCAGGCCGAAGAGGACGCCGTCAAGCAGAAGGAGAAGGGGAAGAAGAAGAAAGGGTCGCTGCTCGACGACCTGTCGCTCGCGGCGGCGGAGTAACGTAGCGGCGATTGCAAGGAAAGGGACTTTCAGGGATTTGAGTAGGATGCCGCCCGTATAGGTCGGCTTTCAGGAGGAAGACAATGGCGCAGGGTGGTTACATCTATCAGCAGGGGGCGAGCCCCCAGACGGAAGCCGTCATCAGCTCCCGCTTCAAGATTTTCACCGACGTCGTGGGCGTCGGGAAGTTCGTGAAGCTGGGCGTGACGTCCTCCTTCCAGATTTCCGAGACGCGCACGGTCGAGGCCATCCGCGGGCTAGGCTACGGCGATCAGATCGCCGAGCTGGTGCCCGGCGTCACCGAGCCGCTGAGCATCACCATCCAGCGCACGTGCCTCTACCTGGCCAACATCATGCAGGTGCTGGGCTACAAGGCGGGCGTGAGCGGCGGCGTACGCTCCATCCGCCACCACAGGTGGCCCTTCGACATCAAGACCGAGATCGTGTTCAGCCAGCTCGCCTCCGAGGATCCCGCCAACGCGGCCGGGACGGGCGGGGGGACCCCCGACCTTACCAAGGCCGACATCCCGAACGAGGGCGGCCTCAACAACCTCGGCAACCCGGGCCTGTTCGCCGTGGCCACAGTGTACGAGGGTTGCTGGATCAGCAACTATACGACGGGGTACGCCATCGAGACCGCCGCCGTGAACGAGAACGTCACCGTGTCGGTGACGGACATCTTCGACGTGTCCGGCACGGTCTACGGCGAGTTCCTGGACAGCGGCATGAACGCTGGCGACG